GATACTACAACTTTACCAGACGCTACAACAGTTGGATAATTAAAGCTTAAAGTTGACTCAACACTAAAATTAGTATATACTAGATGTAGATGGTGCCCATACTATCTACATCTTTTATTCTACATGAACTGCCCATTCATGTAATAAATAAACCCAAGGAGGAAAAGCAATGTTAATGCCAAAATTAACAACCAACGGAGTAAAGATAGTTAAATTTATGCAAGCTCACGATGGTCCGTTCTTTGGCTATGAAGTCGCAGAAGCAGTAGGAATCAAAGACCGTGGAGTCCACGGAATTATGAACAGCCTATTTAAGCGAGGCTATGTAGGAAAAACAGAAGCAGTCGAACGATTAGTTGACGAACGAATTAAGTATCAAGTACAATATTTTCTAACCAAAGATGGAAAAAGCTTAGAAGTATAGGAGGAAGCAATGAAAAATAAGCTAACAAAAAACAGCATAGAACTAGTTGGTAAACTAGTCAATACACGCGGATTAGACGAAATAAAACGAGCAAACAAAGATGGCTCTGAATTTGTCAGCGGAAGTGTCACACTCGATATCGGTAAAGGGCAATTACTAGAAGTCGATGTATATTCTAAAAAATTTACTAAAGATGGGCAACCAAGTAAATTATTTGAGCGCTACTTAGAACTACCAGAAGAGGTAGGGACAATGATGCGAGTTGGTGGAGTAGAATTCACTGAAAATCGTTTCTGGGGTCGTAATGACCAAATCACATCTGTGAATAAAGTATCTGGGCGATTCTTTAATGTAGCTCGTGACAACGATGAAACACAAGCTAAGTTCACATTTGCAGGATATGTGTTTAAACCTATCTATGAACGATTGGATCGTGAAGGTACATTACTTCACTATGAAACTATCATAGCACAACCAAACTGGAATGGTAGCAAACCAGTCTATGTAAAATTTGCTATTGATAAAGACAACAGTGCCGTTGTCAATGGTATGGAAGCACAATACTCAAAAGGAGCAACCGTACAAGTTACTGGGCACATTGGAATCAGAAGGCGCATACAGACCTGATGAAATTGCAATGCTTACTAAATCTTATGATGATGAAGGACTTCTTATTGAAGAAGCAGCTAGAAAAAAAGCTGATACTAACCAGACATCATTCTCAAATAAAGAAACTGCAAAATCTAGTCGCACGAAATTAATATAGAAAGGGGGATAATATATGGCAATGTTAGATGATCTTCTAAATAAGGAGCCCCATGTTATCTCAGAGTCGTTAAACGACAAAATCTTTTTGATCTATGGTGAAGCCGGCACTCGTAAAACAAGTGTAGCAGCTCAATTTGAAAACCACCTTATGGCTGCGTTTGAAATTGGGTACACATTCGTATCGGGTGCTATGGCTCAGCCCATTCAAAAATGGAGTGAGTTTAAAGCATTTATTCGTGCTTTAGCTGACCCACGCATGAAAGAGAAATATCAGACAGTCGTTCTTGACACTGTTACTCTTGCCTATAGCGCATGTTATACTTACATCTTACAACAAAATGGTGTTGAAGATATTGGTGATATGGCTTATGGTAAAGGCTGGAGAAAGATTCGCTCAGAGTTTGAATCTGCTATTCTATCAATTCCACAAATGGGTTATGGACTAGTGCTTATTGCACATGCCAGTGAAATTGAAGAAGAAGAAAACATTAGAGCGAAAGTGGATATTGACAAGCGACCAGCAGCAATTATCAAAGGCCTTGCTGATTTTATTATCTATGTACAAAAAGATTATAAAGATGGTACTGAGCCTTTACCAGAGAACCAAACAGTTTATGCTTATACTAACTTAGTAAGCATTGAAACAAAGAGTCGTTCTCGTTATATGCCTGCTAAATTTGAGTTTACTTATGAAAACTTAAAAGGTGCTTTAAAAACTGCTATTGATAAACAAAAAGAAGCAGAAGGTGTAACAACCACAGAACAGCCATTCACACCGTACTTGAAAAAAGAAGTCGATGTAGAGGCCTTAAAAGAAGAAGTCGCTGCTTTGGCAGCAGAGTTACTTCAAGATGATTGTCCTGCAAACGGGCAAGCATATGAGTTGATTACAGATATCCTTGATGTCAAGATTACTGAAACAACTGCGTACCATGCCGATAAATTAGAAATTCTCAAAGAAGGTTTGTTAGATATTAAGTCTAAACTATAATGGAAAACAGTTTTACTAAACAACAATTAGAAGAGTTGATTTGCGATTTATTCAAAATTGAAAAACCAACAAAGATGATGTTTTCGCAAATTACTCGATTTGTAACTGGACAAGAGTACGGGTATAGCTACTTAGATATTGCTCGTTCTCTTGCCTTCTTTATAGAAGAACAAGGCAACACACCTGATATTGAGAGAGGCATCGGTATCGTCCCTTGGGTTATTGACGAGGCTCGCAGATTCTATAGCAACTTAGCGGTAGAACAAGCTGAACTCAAAGAGCAAGGGCAAAAGCTACGAGAAATCTTAATGCGACCCAAAGTCGTTGTTAAGGCAGAACCAAATCAAAGAAAGAAAACCAAACAATCATTAATTGATATAGAAAGGCTTGGTTAGGTGACCTTATGCCAGATAGAAATAAAATAAGTTTATTGTATGATAAGAATTCAGCAATGAATGTTATTTCTGGGCTCTTACAAGATCCGACCATAATTTATGATGATGAGAACTTTCATCTGGCACCAGAAGATTTTCCTTCTGGATTATACCAGATTATTTTCTCTGCCATCTATAATATGTCGCATAGTGGCTTTCAACACATTGGCCCCAAGGACATTGATTTATATTTAGCTCAGTTTGAGAAGCAGTATCAAACATTCCAAAAGAATAAAGGGTACGAGTTTCTTGTTGAGCTTATTGATATGTCAATGGGCAAAGACTTAGAAAAGTTTAGGTTTTATTATAACCGACTCAAGAAGTTTAGAATTCTTCGTGACTTTGAAGAAGCTGGTATTGATACTACTCGCTTCTTTAACACAAGTGCAGAGTTCTTAGATGTTGAAAAAGAGCAAGAAAAATTAAATAATTTAAGTATTGAAGATATCATGGACGCAGTTCGTGGTAGTCTCAATGAAATCGAAAACAACTTTTTAACAAAAAACAACAAAGGACAGCATGCAGGTGTTGGACTTCGTGACTTGTATTTTGAGTTGCAAGAAAACCCTGAAATTGGAGAGCCGCTAGAAGGAGAGATTCTGAACTACGCGGTCCGTGGAGCACGATACGGAAAGTTCTATTTAAACAGCGCACCAACTGGACAAGGTAAAACTCGCTTTATGGCGGGTAATGCATGTGCGTTATCATTCCCTCGTGTTGAAGACGGCAAAGTTATATTCCGAGATAATATGCAAAAGATTTTATTTATCTCTACTGAGATGCAGCCGGATGAGATTCAAACTCTTATTCTCGCTTATGTCAGTGGTGTGAATGAAGCAAAGATTTTGTACAACAATTACTCACCAAAAGAAAAAGAGCTTGTAGAACAAGCCATTGATATTATTGAAAAGTATCAACATAACTTTATTATTGAGTACATACCAGACCCATCAATACATCAAGTCAGAACTTTGATTACCAAATATGCTTTAAATCACGATGTTGCTCATGTCTTTTATGACTACATCTTTAGTAGCCCTGGCTTACTAGGTGAGTTTAGAGATATTAAGGTGCGTGAAGATGTTGCACTGATGATGTTATCTAACACACTAAAAGAGGTAGCATCAACTTACAACATCTATATTCAAAGCGCTACTCAGCTGAATGAGAAGTGGGAAAAAGCGATGGTTCGCAATCAAAACCATTTGCGTGGTTCTAAAGCTATTGCTGATAAAGTCGATATTGGTATGATATCAATCAAGCTCGATGAGCATCCAGAAGAAGAGGCCATCGTTCGTAACATTATCGAAAACTCTAACATGGGGCTAGCTATGCCCAATATTGTCATTGACATCTATAAGAATCGTCGAGGGCAATACACTAATGTTAAAATACTACGATATTTTGATTATGGTACATGTCGAGTTATTAAAGATATCGCGATGCTAACCTCAACACACAAAATACTAGATAACTATAATGTTATTGAGTACGAGACAACTGAGCGAGACCTTCTAGATCTCATAACTGAAATAAGGGGTGATCAGGATGAGTAGAAAGATTAAAGACTTAAGAGAGCAGATTACTGCTGAAAATATTAAGGATATTCTAGCGCTATATGGAGTAGACCCAGCACACGAGAACGATGAGTTCTTAGTTTTCCCTACGGTCTGTCACAATGTTGAAGGCGGTAGTCATAAGCTGTACTACTACAAAGACAACCATATGTTTAAGTGTTATACAGAATGCGACTCTGTATTCGATGTATTTACGCTAATACAGAAGATGCAAGAGCTGCGTGATGAGCCAGTCTCCTTACCACAAGCAATGAAAATTGCCGGAATGGATGAAGACATCGATATGAGTGATGTGGATACTACCGCTCGTAATGATATGGATTATCTGTACGACTTGAATCATACTGTTTCAAATGAACTGTACAATCCTGAAATACTAGACGAAAGCAAAATTATGCAGGCATTTACTTTTTCTCTTGATGCACTAAGACCATGGGAAGAAGAAGGTATTTCACCGCAAACATTAATGAAATACAAAATTAAATATGACCCTGTAGGCAATGTTATTATTATCCCACACTATAATGATGAAGGTGGCTTAATAGGCGTTAGAGGGCGATATTTAAATCCTGATGCATATGCTAAGTATAAACCTATCAAACATAATGGGAAGGTACTTGCACACAAGACAAGTCGCGTTCTATATGGTTTGAACATTAACCGTGAAGCGATTCAAAAACATAAGATTGCTGTCATATTTGAAGGGGAGAAGAGTGTTATGAAGATGGACACAGTTTACGGAGATAACAATATTGCCGTTGCTGTATCAGGTAAAACTATTACCATTGACCACATTAAGTTGTTGTTAAAATATGGTGTAGAAAAAATTGTCTTGGCTTTTGATAGAGACTATTCTGATTTAGACGAGATTGTTGATAAGCAACAAGAGTATCGTGAAATTGTTGCGTATGTACAAAACTTCTGTAATGTTTCAATGATTATTGATTACAGCTTTAAGTTAGATTATAAAGATTCGCCCATTGATAAGGGCAAGGAAGTGTTTGAAGATTTAATGTCTAAGAAAATAAACTTATAGGTGATGAGATGAGCAAAATAAATTATACACTAAAGACCAACGCAATTGATGGCAAGTCCCTTAATTATGTTGAGGATTATCTCGTTGCCTGCGGTATCGACCGAGAAGATGTTGATAGCTTTCTTAGAGAGCCAAAAGAATCAGACAAAGAGCCTTACAGCAACTTAGATAATTTAGATGACTTACTAGAAGCACTCCACATGGGAATGCTTGAACGCAAACAGTTTTTCTTGCAAGTGGATAGTGATGCCGATGGTGTCACTTCCTCTGCAATATTTTATAACTATTTTAGAACGATTTTCCCAGAGTCTAAGATATACTATCGGTTGCACGACGGTAAAGAGCATGGTGTCATAGTTGACACTATCCCAGTAGAAACAGATATTGTAGTTATACCGGATGCAGGAGTGATCTCCGATATGATGGACACTCGTTCTTTAGACAATAACTATATTATTAAGAATGGTTTAAAAGAAATAAACAATCGCTTCTTACAAGCTTTGTTAGACAAACAAGGCTATAGTGTTAGTAGCACCACATCACCAAACAAGGTAGATATTGCTTTTTATATTACACCCTTAATTAACGGAGTTATCCGTATTGGCAGTGTAGAAGAAAAAGAAATGATGTTTAGTGCTTTTACTAAAATAGATAGCAACCAAACTTTTGAAAGAACCTATAAAGGCGAAACCATAACAGAAGATTTATTTGATTATGTGGCTCGCTTGTGTATCAACTTAAAAAGCAGTCAAGACCGTCAAAAAATGAAATCAATCGAATCTTTAATTTCTAAGGTTCGTAAAGATGGACTACATCATAATCAAGTCATTGTTTTAAAAACAGGACGAGAAGAAGTCAGTCAAAACATTACAGGTCTTGTGGCTATGGAAATGTTAAAGCGATATAAAAAGCCAGTACTTGTGCTTCGACCTCGTGTAGAAGACGGTGTCGAATATTACGCGGGTTCTGGTCGAGGTAAAGAGACTGAGGGATTTGATTCTTTCAGAGACCTGATTAATCAAACTGGATTGGCTAACTTCGCTGAAGGACATGACATGGCTTTTGGCACACAATTTGAAGCGAGTAAATTAAACCAATTTATTGAAACAACCAATACCATGTTGGCAGATGTTGATTTTAATGTTGATTTTGCAGAAGTCGATTATGTGTTTGATAAAGGCATTAACAAAATGATGCTCAAAGATTTTGCAGAAGTAGAAGATATTTATGGCAATGGTATACCTCAACCTAAATTTGTATTCAATATTGTGCTTGGTAATGACAAGGGCAATTACCAAATTATGGGAAAAAATTCAGATACTTTTAAATTTGAATATAAAGGTGTTGATTTTATACAGTTTAAAGCAGAAGACACCGTAGAAGCTCTACGCTCCATCGATACCACATTAGTGGAACTAACAATTATTGGTAGAACCCAGTACTCGACTTATGGTGGAGAAAAGAGATTACAAGTAACAATGGACAATGTTGAAGTGAAACCTGTCAATATTGAAAGATTATTTTAGGAGAAGATTATGGCGGATAAATTTGAATATATTAGAGAGCTATACAAAAACGCAGAAAATACATTGCGCTTTTCTAAAATGTATGATGATGTGATTATTCCCTCTAAAAGACCCGATGACGCGGGCTATGACATCTATGCAAGGTTAGATAGCCCAGCACTTGTTATACAGCCGCATGAGACGGTTTTAATACCTACTGGATTAAGAGTTTGGATACCAAAAGGCTACTACATGCAATTATTTGAGCGTGGAAGCACGGGAACCAAAGGTGTGGGTCAGAGAGCCGGAGTTATTGATTCAAGCTATACAGGCGAAATTTTAGTACCGATTACAAATCACAACCCGGATAGATTGGTATTACTCAAACCTGGTATGCCGGTTCCACCAGGACTGGAAGATATCTGGGATAATTATATTGTGTACTATACTGATAAGGCTATTACGCAAGGTATTTTGCTACAAACAGAAGATTTCAGTGTAGTAGAAATTAGCAATGAAGAAATGGATGAACGCACTACGGATCGTGGTGCGGGCAGATTGGGATCAAGTCGAAAGTAATTTTGACTTGTTCCGTTATTTTTGATATTATAAAATGAAAGGAGTGAGAGTATGCCAACATATGCAAGCTTTCATAATCACACAGACTATTCGAATTTAAAACTGATTGACAGCATTAACACTGTCCCAAGTCTTATTGATTATGCCCATGAAATTGGTTTGGCTGCTGTCGCTATTACTGACCACGATAGTTTAAGCGGACATGTAAAAGCAATACAACACTATAAGAACAACTATGCAGACAGCGATTTTAAACTAATTTTAGGAAATGAAATTTATGTATCCAAAGAAGGTATGTCGCAAAAAACATATGAAAAAGGCGATCGTTTTTTCCATATGATTTTAATCGCGCGAAATAAAGCTGGACACAAACAGTTGCGTGAACTATCTTCTTTGGCATGGGATCGCATGTTTATTCGTAACATGATGCGTACCCCTACTTTCCTTTCTGACTTAGAAAACATCATAGGAGCAGAACAAGGGAACATCGTTGGCAGCACAGCTTGCTTAGGTGGTGTGCCTGGTTTTGCTTTTTTAAATATGCCAGAAGATGAAGCAGTAGAATATATTGACGATTTTCTTTCTCGTATGAATCGAATCTTTGGAGTTGGCAACTTCTTTGTAGAGTTACAACCCTCATACATGCAAGACCAAATTGATTT